GCGCGTATGGCCGACGGGCAAACCCTGTTTCCTAAACTTATTCCACCAGCGGTGGCTAAGCGCCCGCTTTAGGTTTTCGCCGTCATACTTGCCATCTTTGTTAGCGTAGTAGTTAATCAGCCGATCCCGGTACGGTTGTGCAATGCGTGTAAGCACGGGCAAAATCGTTGCGTCCAATTCGGTATCCGTCATAGAACGAATAACCTTTTCGAATTCGGGAACGCCCGAAATCAAGTACCGCTTTAACTTGCTATCGCGGCGATACGGCATTAGGAAACGATTTCCCTACACATACAATCCAGCCATTGCCGGCGCTCTTGCCAATCCACACAGGACACAACTTCCCACCTCCGGCTAACCATCCCGGCTTGGTTTGCAACCGTCCTAAATTGGCTCCTATGGCTTACCGATGGGTGCCACCGCATACGAATTTTGTGGGTAATTACGCCATCCAACTGCCGGTGATTCATTTGTTCCGTAGCGCTGGCTTCCTGAATGGCGGCGAAAATGATTGTGCCCGTGCCCGCAGCGGGCGTAGCCCGGTTCACCTGGCCGTAATCGTCTACCGTTTCGGACGGGTTAAACACTTCCAGCGGCGTACGAATGTTCGCCAGGCTCATTAGACGTAATCCCCCGCGTGGTACTGCACGATATAGCGCTCGACGGTACGCGGAATTTCGGTAACGATATTGCCGACGTTCACGCTCGTACGATGCTCGTACATATGCGCGGCTTGCAGCAACACGCAAAACCGCAGCGCTAGCGGTACGTTGGCGCCGGCCGCACCAAAGCCCGCGGTAAAGTTAACCGTGACGTCTAGCCCGCCCTTTTCCTCCGTAGCCGGCCACGCCTGGTCCCGCTTCAACTGCACGCGGCCAATCATGTTTACGGAATAGACGTTGTAAACGGACGCGCTAAGGGTCTGCGTTGCGCCCGCTGCATCGGTATACGTAATGCTAGAAACGGCAACCGCCGGCGAACGCGGCAGCACGATTTCCCCGTTTTCAGGAAACGCTTCCAGGCGGTACGAAAACGCCCGTGTAATCATCGCGCGCCGGGTTTCGTTTTCGATAACCTGAGTAGCGGCTAGGATGGTATCGGGTAGCGCCGAATCATCTTCCGAATGGTAAATCCGGGCGTGCGCCTTGAATTCTGCAAGCGTAACGGGCGCCGTAACTGCGCCGGTATCGTTCAGGTTCGTTCTCATGCGGGTTCCAGTTCCTCTTCCGGCGGCGATGGATTGATGAATAAACCATCTCGGTACAGGTATCCAATCTCCGCGCCAACACCATCTACCCACTCTCCCCCCAAGTTTGCGACTGCCCACGAAAGGCCAGCAGGATCACCGATGACGATGACCGCAACCACGATTCCGTTTTCGATTTGTGCGGCTCTCATGCCGTAAATGTCCCGCTGTTTACGAGGTAGTGCGTAGTGAATCCGCCACTTGAAACCGTTGCCATCGTGCCCGTATAGGTGGGATTCTTTGATGCTCCCGCGTATCGAATGATCACAACGCCCGTGGCACCAGTTCCGCCCGTTGCTGTATCAGAGCCGCTTCCCGTGCCGCCTGCGCCACCGCCACCGCCACCTGTGCCAACGGTTTGACCATCGAGCGAATATGTGCCGCCATTGCTGCCTGTTGTTGCGGACGAACTTCCGCCGTTGCCACCGCCGCCCGCACCTCCGGCTGCTGTGCCGCCGCTTGGAGTTCCACCGCCGCCGCCGCCGCCCGCAAAAGAATTGCCATCGCTGAATGCGTAGCCATCGCCACCCTTACCCGTGCCAGCGTTTCCGTTTGCTCCGGCTTGTGTAGCACCGCCACCACCAGCACCGCGATATGGCGATGCGTCTGTACCCGGCGAGCCGCCGTTCGATCCTTGGCCGCTGGTTCCTGTTCCGGCCGTTTGGTTGGCGAAACCGCCCGCGCCACCACCGCTACCGCCACTTTGTCCCGGAAGCGAAGTACCATTTCCGCGACCACCACCGCCACCACCCGTAGCCGTTGATAACGACAGTCCGCTGATGCTGCTGTTGTTTCCGTTTGAACCTCGGCCCGATCCAGTAGCACCACCGCCGCCCGTACCGACCACGACCGTAAATGCCGTTCCGGGAGTTAGCGTAGACGCTGCGGAATAGATGTAACCGCCTGCGCCACCACCGCCCCCGCCGTATTGGTTGTTCGTAGTCCCGCCGCCGCCGCCGCCGCCTGCGATGACCAACACTTCAGCGGAGTAGGGGCCTGTGGAAGCGCCGCGCCGCAGCATAAACGGAACATACGCGTTGCCCTTCATCGCTTGGCCTGGCCTTTCGTAGCCGTCTTAACGGCGGCGGAAATGCACGCCCGTACGGGCGCTAGGATCGGTTCCACGGGCTTGGCAATGCCCGCGGCAATCCAAGCATTACCAATGGCCGCCTCAACCGTAACGGCTTCCCCTTGCGCGTAGAAGCCTTTTCCAGTTAAGGCCGCTTGCGTGAAAATAACTTGGATAGTTTCCATGAAATCCCGCTAGGGCGTTTCCGCCCTAGCGGGGTTATTTATGCACCGTAACTAATTACGAAGCGGGACAGTTAAGAGCCTTAAACGCCAGCGCAGGCAGAAGCAACTTGCAGTCCATGCGCATATTGGCAATGTAGCCGGTTTCGTTAGTGTCCGCATAACGCTCCCGGAGAACCTTAAGTTCATAGTTACCGGTAGTGCCCATAACGCAATAATCCCAAGCACCGATAAGCGCCACCTTGGTAGCGGTGCCGGCGGAAGCAGGGATAGCGGGCATTGCGGCCGACGTAACCACGGGAATTCCAAGCAGACGATCCGGCTCAGGTGCCATGCCAGCGCCACCCTTCGCGTAGCCATTCTCCCAAAAGTACAGACCGCTAGCGGCCAACTGGCGAATAGCGCCAAGGGTTGAATCGTTAGTGACGATTGCAACCGACGGGTGAACGCGATACTGTCGCGGCAGGCTGTAAACCCAACTAATGATTTGAGCGGCGGTTACGCTAGTAGTGCTAGCGTTAGAACTTGTAAGGCTTGCATCGTTAAGCAGCGAAGCCGGAGCGCCCGAAACGCTAGTAGCGCTCAATAGCGCGGTCTCTTCAGTCTGAGCAAAAATGCGCGCAAACTGCTCCGACAAAATGGAAGAAATTCCAAAGTTACCGCCGCGTGCATCGGCATCGGCAACCAGTTCATTTGAAACGCGCAGCAGGCAAGAAAGACGCTTTGGGGTAAGCGTAATCTTGGCAAACGTGCTATTGCTTTCGCTGCTAGGTGCGTTGCTTTCGCTGGTCCAATACGCGGAACCGGAAGTATCCTCAAATGCCACTTCGCGCGCAAACGATCCCAAAGAAATCTTGCGGCAAAGATTGCGGACGCTGGTCATCGTCTGCAACTTCGTAACCAACTGGCTGTCGAATTCCGTCGGAGGAATCACCGTTCCGCCGCTTGCCTCACTCAGCGCGCGCATTTCGCTAGGGCCGGTGTACTCGCCGTTGCGAAGGTACTTTTCAAAAGCCGCGGCGTACTCATCGGTACCTCGGCGCTCAAAATCGCTAGCCGGCTTATCCGAAACCTTGCGGCTAGCGGTGCGAATTTCGGGCACGTCGGGAATGACGTTAACCGAAATACCGTCGGCCAGGGCAAGCATTTCATCGTTACGCGAACGCTGTTGGCGCAGCGCGGCGTACTGCGCCTTCAGCGCGGAAAACTTCTGCTCCATCTCAACGCTCATGCCGTCGGGGCTACCGTTAGCCTCATTAACAAGCGCATTCATCTCTGAATAGATGGCGCCCATTTTCTCGATAAGCGCCTTAACGCTTTCCATTGCTCCCATATTCGTATCCTTTCAAAAGCCCGCGCGAATCGCCGGCGACGTGCCGGTTAAGCATTCACGCGGGGGGGTGAATGCCCGAAAAAAATCTTAAGAACGGTTGACGTTCAAAACGGCCGAAGTGTTGGTAATAGAACCGTCGGCCCGAATTGAACCGACGAAAAGCGTTTCGTTACTGTCTGCATATCGCTCGTCGAAACGTGCCACGCTGAACGCGTCGAACGAATGCGCCAGCAGGTACTTGGACGGATCGAAGAACATAACCGCCGTATCGCCCGACGCGGGGGTAGTGTTGCTAAGCCGATGATAAACGGTCGGCAACCCTTCAACCGTTGTACCAGTAGTGCTATCCATATAGCCGCGGAAGGACGGGAAAAGGACCGGGTAGAACGTCGCGTCGAAATTGCCCACAAGCCGGCTATTCACAACGGCAACGCTATTAATCCAAGACTCGTACGCCATCGGGCTAAGAGCGCTATTGGTCGAACCCCAAACGGAGGAAATAATGTCCTTGGGCGTAATGCTTGTGCTACCTGTAGTGCTAACCGTGCGGCCATAAGCCTTAGCGCTAGTAAATGCGCCCTGGCATTGGGTTGTGCCGTTACCATGAATGATTTGGCTGTTAACCGTGTTTACCAGTCCAGCAACCAGTTCTTGCCTAAGGAACTTTTCCACGTCGGATGAAGCCTTGCTGTCCGCAAGCAACTCGTTGGAAACCTTGGTCCAAGCCGTAATTTTCTTCAGCGAAAACGTATAGAACGTTCCGCCGGTTCCGGTTGTAGTGCCCTGGCGTGGAAGGCTATAGGTTGGGCTACTTTCGGTCCCAAGCCCGGCTTCGGCGACGTTGGTATTAACCGTCATATCCTCGTTATAAATCGGCAACTTAAACGCCGTGGTAGTTGCAACCTTCCGCACGCGGTTAAGGATGAAATCCTCGTCGATTGCGGCGTCGATAAACTTGGACCAATCGGTTGGCGCCAGCGCCGTACCGCCGCTACTAATGCTCAGGGCTCGGGCTTCCACGTCGGTAAGCCCGCGGGCACCGCGGCGAAGATAGGTACGGTAAATTTCTGCGTAGTCTGCGCTAGAACGATCTAGGGGCTTATCCATGTTTTTCCTTTTGGGTAAATCGTTATCGCCGGCAATGGCAACACACAACGCCGGCGGTTAAATGGTTTCAACCGTGGCGGATTAGTGCGGCACTAGGCAACACGGAAACCCGTTTTCGCGCGCGGAGTCCACTAGGGATTGTGCCGCGCGGCGTTATTCAATTGCGCGCATTATCGGTATGCGTATACGTTTTGCAACTATCGTAAGCGTTTTGCGGCTTTATGCTTCCGGAATAAGGTAAATCTTGCGCTTTGGCGTTGGGTTTTCGCTGCGTGCCTGAACGCTTGTAGCGCTATTGGCAGGGAACGTTACAACCGACACTTCCCGCAATTCGGCGTCCGTAATTACGCGAATGGGCTTACCGTCCTCGCCCTTTTCGAACCGTTCCCCACGCACAATAAAACCAAAACTGCATTGGCTAACTACGCCGCTTTTAATCAATTGGTGCGCTTCCCTGGCTGTAGCCGTATCCGGTAGCGTGGCTTCAAATCCAAGCCCGTTCGAATCCGTGTAAAGCCGAAGGTTTCCGGCTCGGACGCGTGCCAAAGGCTTAGACGTATCGTGGTTCCAAAGTAGCGCAATATCGCTAGGGTCTTCCAGGCTTTTGGCAAACGCGTTAGGGTCGATCCGCTCGTATTCGTTACCCATATCGTACGTATCCCATGTAACCGCTACGCCCGAAATGCGAAGCCCGTTAGCGGGTGCAAGGGTGCCGTTAGAACGCGTTTCGATACTCATGGCTTAACCTCCGTATTGCCCCTAATTCCGTCCAGCAGTTCCGCAGCGGCGGCGCCGGGCAACGTCTGCCAGGCGGAAATATCATCCGTAAGCGTTGCAATAGCGCCAACCGTGGCGCGCAGGTGCTTGGCGTGACGCATCATGGCGGCATCTAGGACCGTAACGGCGTGCGCTTCATTTCCAAGCAACCGCCCAAGCCCGGCTACGGTTTCCCGCAAATCCTCGTAAATATCATCTACTGGCGGTTCCCACTTATCTAGTTTTGTCTGCGTCCGCTGGCGAAGCAAGTATTCGCCCACGCGGTTTACGTGCCGTCGGTAAGCCGCTTCGATGGCCGGACGCACCGCGGCGATTGCGGCGGTATTCGCCGCGCGCGCCATTTCCTCGGGCGCAATGTCCACCGATGCGGGGATTTCCTCCGGTTCAAGGTCCACGCTGGCGGGCACTTGCTCGGCAACTGGTTCCGCCGCTAGCGGCGTATTCGGCGTAGGAATCGGCGCCGATTGTCCGGGCGCTTCAGTATTCAACGGAAGCCGAATGCTAGAACCGCCTTCAACCGCCGGTAGCCCTTCCTTCGCGCGCGCTTCGTTAGGCGTTAGAACGCCTGAAAGAATTGCCGTGGAATAGGCGCTAAATCGGGTACTCATGTCGGCACGTAGGAGCGAATCGAAGGAAATTCGCGTGCAATATGGGGCGTTGCCAATCAGTTTACGGCTAGCCTCCTGTTCCAATCGGGTAGCCCAACCGCTCAACGTATGCTTTACGAAATGTTGGTCGGCCGCTTCCTGGCTTGAATAACTTTGGGCGTCGGTTGCGCCAATACGCGCGGCCGGCACGCCAAATGCGGCCGCGATTTGCTCCCGGCAAAACTTCCGAATTTCGACCAAATCTTGGTCGCGGAGGCTACTGGTAAGCGCCTCATACGTCATGCCGTCTTCAAGAATTGCCGTCTTTCCGCTGTTGCGGCTTCCGCCGTGAACCGCTTGCCAAGACTCCCGAAGCCGCTTGCTAGCCTCCGGCGTTAGGCGCCCTGGCATCTTCAGGATGCCGCCGGGAACGGCATTATTGCCGTAAAACCGCCCGACGTACTCGGCGCAAGTAAGTTCTAGCGAAATCAATTCCCGCATAACGTGGATAGGCGGCACGCCAAGCAAGCCTTCCATGCTTGGACCCACCAGGTGAAAGATTTCGTAGCCGCGGAAGCGCTTGCCGGCGCCGCTGCCGTTGGCGTACTTGCCGCTGAATACCTGATAATAGGGTTGCCCGTCGCCATCCCTATACATGGCAATTTGATCCGGGCGAATCAATTCCATAGCCACGGGGCGCCCGGTGGCGTCTCGCTGAATGAATGCGTAGCCGTTGCCCGTAAGTAGGCAATTGGTAAGGATCGTTTCCCTAAACACAAGCGCCGAAACGTCTTCGTTAGGTTCAACGTTAAGCAACTGCGTTAGCGGATGGTCCGGTTCAACAATCTTCCCTTCGGACGTTTCCTTGAGTACTTGCCAATCAAGCCGGGCAATACTGGACGCAATCAGGCGCACGCACGCGTAAACCGATGGAGACTCCATCGCGTTTAGCGGGTTAATCTGAATGCCGCTATAGGAATACGTCGAAACGTAGGATTGGATCGAACCGCCAAGCGTTTGCCCGATTGGCGTATTATCTTCCCATGCGGTACGCGGCGGCTTGGGTCCAACGTACCGCTTAAGAATGTCGATTAAACCCATTCGATTGCCTTTCCTTGGTCCTCGTATACCGATGGCCCGCTACTTGCGTTTCCTTCATTCATCCAAGCCGCCATAGCCGTAATGATTGCGGCTAAGGGGTCGATTCGCTCCACGCTGGTTTTCTTGGAAACCTTAATGTTGGCGGCGGGGTCCATATCAATACAAGCATTTGAAACCGCCCACGTAAGCAGCGGGTTGCCCCCGTGTTGAAGTTTACGCGACATAACTAGCGCTTCAAGTTTCTTAGACGGTTCCGATAGCGTCCTAAAGCCTTGCCGTACCTCCAGCATCGGAAGCCGTTCGGCGTTGTAAAGGTTTGTAGCCAACTGCGTAGCGCTCCACGGATCGTACCCAATCTGCCTAACGCGAAACGTTCGGCATAGTTCCCTAATGCGTTCTTCTACGAACTTGTAGTTAATCACCTGTCCCGGCGTGGGCTTTAGCCACCCCTGTTCGGCCCAAACGTCATACGGTGCGCGGTCCGCACGGCTTCGCCGGCGTATTCCGTCTTCGGGGCACCACGTGTACGAAATAACCGCTAGTTCCCCATTGTCTCCCGGGACGATGCACGCCAGGCTTGTAAGATCAACGTTACTAGAAAGGTCCAAGCCTAACCAGGCTTCGCGCCCTGCCAGCGCTTCAACGCTTAGCCCGTCAATGGTGCAAGCCTTCCACGCATCGTTTCCAATCCACGTACGCCGGCTTTCTACCCATTGGTTCAAATAAAGCGTTCTAAACGTGGTTGAATATGCGGGTAGTTCTTTGGCCTTCTCACACTCAGACCGTAAAAATTCCTCCGATACCGTAACGCCTAAGGACGGGTTAGCCTTTTTCCATACCTTGGGGTTTGTCCAATCATCTTCGATATCGGCGCCGTACAACGCGGGCAAAAACTTATGGTCGCTAATGATTCCATCGCGCACCTTTTCCGCGTAGCCGTGCAACTCGTACGCTAGCGAATTGCGGTTATGCCCGGCGGTAGTAATGCTAATGTTCAACGGTTGTAGGCGCGACCCTTGGCTACTAGCCATAGTGTTAAACAGTTCTCGCCCGTGTTCGTCGAACGTATGCAATTCGTCAACGCATAACGCGCTAGCGTTGCGGCCGTGCTTTGTTCCAGCGTCGGCGGATAGGATTTCAAGTTTAGAAGTACCGAACGTAATGACGTTTCGCTGTACCGTGGTCGCCCTGGCTAGTACCTGGTTGGCCTGAATCATTTGCCGGCAGCAATCGCCCACAACCGCGGCTTGATCGCGGCTAGACGCGGCGCAATAGATTTCGGCGCCCGGCTCGTCTTCAACCAGCAGCAGGTAAAGCAGAATGCCGGCAAGCATTGTGGATTTGCCGTTTTTACGTGGTACTTCAATAAGCGCTTGCCGAAATCGCCTAAGCCCGTCTATACGCTTCCAGCAAAGCAACGTACCGATTAGGTCTAGTTGCCACGGCAGCAGCGTAAACGGCTTGCCGGCGTGCGGTCCCTTTTGGTGGACTAGCAGGTTAAAAAACTTGTCTAGCCGTTCGAATTCGTCAACGTCGAACCAATCGCCTAGCGCCGCGGTGGCGCTGGCGTTGAAACCCGCGACGGTTGCTTTCTTAGGCGGTTTTCTTTTTAAGCAACGCTTCGATTCCGGTGGCATCGCCCTTAGCCTTTTGGTTGGTTTGCAGTCCGACGCGTGAAGCCGGGCTTAGTCCGAATTCGCGGGAAAGTTTCGCTACCTTATCCCATGCGCCTTCGCGCACCTTGATAGCGGGATTAGCGTAGCGTCCTTGCGGGCTGTCCGTGATTAGCCCGCCTTCCTGTACCAACGCATTGGCGGCTTCCCATTCGGCTTGTGCCAGGGCGTAATGGTTGTGCGCTACGTAATCCTCCGCGGCGTAAAGCCCGAGCCGGCGCAAATCTTCAACCAAACGGTTAAAGAATTCGGTAGCCCGCGGGCACGCGGCAACCTGAGCAAACACGGTAGGCGCTCCGTCGCTGCCTACCGGCTCATTTTCACGTAACGGAAGCAGGGTAGAACCCCGCAATTTTAGCGTCGCTGTCGGCGTCGGCCGTGGTCCATTTCTGCCCAATATCGCCACCTCGTTTTTATTTGGACGCGCGCACGATTGGCCGTGCTGCGTCGGTTTAAAAAAACCGTATCCGGGGCGCTCCAATGCCCTACGGACGCGTTGTGGGGCTTTCTAGCACCCCTAGGAACCAACCCTT